GGCGCGGACCTCAGCAGCGCGGACCTCAGCGGCGCGTACCTCAGCAGCGCGTACCTCCGCGGCGCGGACCTCAGCAGCGCGTACCTCCGCGGCGCGTACCTCAGCAGCGCGGACCTCCGCGGCGCGGACCTCAGCGGCGCGGACCTCAGCAGCGCGGACCTCCGCGGCGCGTACCTCCGCGGCGCGGACCTCAGCAGCGCGTACCTCCGCGGCGCGGACCTCAGCAGCGCGGACCTCAGCAGCGCGGACCTCAGCAGCGCGGACCTCGGCGAACAATGGATCATCCAAGGCCCCACCCGCAGCGATGGATATGCCTTCTTCCTTCAAAAGCTGAAAGACGACAAAGAGCCGATGATAAAGGCCGGCTGCCGCTATTTCACGATCTCAGAGGCACAAGCGCATTGGGAAACAACGCGCAAGGGGCAGAAGCTGCTCGACGAAACCAATATAATCGTCCGGTCGATGATTGATCTGGCGCGTGTGCGAGGGCTGATGACATGACCAATCCTGCCGAAGGAACGCTGGGAACGATATTGCCCTGCCCATTTTGCGGCAGCGAGCCAACGGTGATGGGTTCTGGCGAGGGCCATCGTGGGTTGATGATCCACTGCATAGGACGAGACTGCCCTAACCCATCCGTCAGTTATTACAATCACGAGACGGCGCGGGTAGTTTGGAATCGCCGATCCCTTCGCACCCAAGGTGGGAACACGGCCGAGCCCGCAGCTTGGCTTGTCGGCTGGCACCGCGCCAATGGCGACGCCGGACTGAAAGCCTACGTCAACGAGGATGATGCCCGCAAAGCAGCAAAGAACCTTGAGGCGTACAGCGCCAGCGAAACAATGGCTGACGTTCAGCCCCTCTACGCTGCCCCGACGCCTTCCCCGGCTGAGAGCGTCACGACTTGGCAGCCGATTGGTTCTGAGCCGAAGGGCGAGCGCATCCTGCTTTGTTGGGCCGACCATCCCACGCTGGCGGCGCATGTAGAGTTAGGCAAGCATTCTGCGAGCGGTGCCTACACCAATACTTATGGCAAAGCGTTCAGCGGCAAACCTACTCACTGGATGCCGCTACCTGACGCGCCTGCACTCTCACGGGAATCACGCGGGGGTGCGACATGCGACAACGCGCCATGGGCGGCGGTCTACAACGACGTGCAGAAAACCCTTGATGCGACGCCGCGCACGGTACGCCGCAAGGAGCGACCCAAACACCATACCGGCAATCGAGGTCCATCCAACTACGTTTCCGAGGACGGCGGCCCACGGCTGATGCGCTCAGTCATCTACATGCGATCGATGCACGGTCGCGCAATCCATCCCACCGAGAAGCCGGTAGGACTGCTTGAAACCCTGATCCGCACATCCTGTCCGCCTCATGGCATCGTCGGCGATATGTTCGCCGGATCGGGCGCTGCAGCACTCGCCGCCATGGCGACCGGCCGCCGCTATGCTGGCTGTGAGATCGATTCCGAAATGGCCGATAAAGCAAACGAGAGGCTGGCTAGCATCCTGCCCCTCGCCTTCTTTCACGAGGAGCAACGATGACCCCAGCAGAGAGATTGAAGCGCGGCGAGTGCCCGCATTGCGGCACGGCACTTGAGGTCGGATTCGGCCTCGCTGGCGGCGGATATGGTGCGTACACCTATTGTCCGGACGACAAATGCGGAAAGTATTTTGACAAGACGCAAGAGCGAGACGCGCACGTTTCAGAGGATCAACGCGATGCCTGAACGCATCCAGCGCAAGCGGGTAAAAGGCTGGAAGATGCCGCCGAACACGGTCTATGTCGGCCGCCCGACAAAGTGGGGGAACCCATTTATCGTCGGCAGGGCCGGCGGCGCTTACACTGCGAAGGTGCGAGATCAGCGCCACGCTTGGCAGCTTTTCCGGTCCGTCGCTATCGACAATGAAAAACTAATTGCCGCCGCCCAAGCCGAGCTGCGCGGGAAAAATCTCGCATGTTTCTGTCCGCTGCCAACTCAGCCATACGAGCCGGACTGCTGTCATGCAGCGGTACTGCTCGAGCTGGCGAACGCGGAAATCCCTTTCCAAGAAATCCACCATGCGACAAAGGAGCGGCCATGAATTACGATCGCCTCTACAAAATCCTGAACGAGACGACCATCCAGCTTCGCAAAGGCGAGGTCATTCACGGCGACAAAGAGCTTGTCGATGCGATCAAGGCTGGTGTGGAGTCGGACAAGTTTCCGGGCGGCGTCGTGACGTTCGACATGATGCCGGCCATCTCTGAGGCTAAGCCTGACCTTGAAAAGATCGATCTCGAATTTCTGGTCATCGGCGTGGATAAGGCGAAGGCAGAAGGCCACAGGGCCGATCTGATCGAAATCCTGAACTCGTGGCCCGATCCCGCATCCCTCGCCAGCGGACCGTCTTATATCGCGGTCGGCGCTGAAATCGGCGATCAAGGCGCAGCCTTTCAGCTGTTCGCACTCGGCAAGGTGCTCGGTCTCTGGGATGTCATCACGCCCGCCCTGTTCGGCATGAAGGGTGAAGAAGCGCAGCGCGCGGCGGGCGCTGGCTACATCATGATGACCGGCTACCGGAAAGCCGCATGACCGCACCCCTTCACGAGGAGCAACGATGACCGAGATGATTGAACGAATCGCGGGTGCGATCGGCAAGGGCCTGGATGGCGACCTCAAGGTCAGCGGATACAGCGCAGTAGGGCTAGTGTACGGGCTGTCCTTCGCCGCAGTTATGAAAATGCGCGACCCGACCGACGACATGGTGGCGGCTTTCAACAAGGCACTAATGGAAACCAAGGGCGGTGTGCGCGGAGCTTGGGCTGCGGCCATTGATGTCGCCTTGGGCTTCTCGCCGCCCGACGCCGCGTTAGTTTCAGAAGAGGGCAAAGGTTGATGGCCGGGAAATCGAACATCGAGTGGACGGGCCACACTTGGAATCCGTTCGCCGGCTGCGCCGTCCTATCTCCCGGCTGCACCAACTGCTATGCGATGAAGATGGCCGCGCGCCTCGACGCGATGGGCCAGCCGCTTTACAAGGGCCTGACGAAGCCGAGCAATGCCGGGCCGGTTTGGCGCGGCACTGTGCGCGCATCGCCTCATGCGTTGCTTGCGCCATTGCGTCGAAAGACGCCGACGACCTATTTCGTCAATTCAATGAGCGATCTGTTCTACGAGGTTTTTGATGATAGTCTGATCGATCAAGTATTCGCTGTCATGGCGCTCTGCCCGCAGCATACGTTCCAGGTGCTGACGAAGCGGGCGGAGCGGATGCGGAATTATTTTGTCCGCTTAGAGGAGCCTGGAAGCCCTCGCTACGAAATACAGCATCAAGCCTATTGCCTGCTGCTCGATCTGCACGGTGACGACGCCAAAGACATGGCGTCGCGAGCCTTGGAAGCCGTCACCCCGTGGCCCCTCCCCAACGTCTGGCTCGGCGTCTCCACCGAACGTCAGAAGGAATACGATGAGCGGTGGCCGCATCTGGCGAGCACGCCGGCCGCGGTGCGGTTCATCAGCTACGAGCCGGCACTCGGTCCGCTCAACCTGCAATCCATGGCGCTGACGCTCGACCATCCGATCAAAATGTTTCCCGACTGGGTGATTTGCGGCGGCGAGTCAGGCCCGGACGCGAGACCAATGCACCCATCATGGGCGCGAGCACTGCGAGATCAATGCGCGCTGATCGGCGTGCCATTTTTCTTCAAGCAGTGGGGCGCATGGGCACCGTCAACGCCAGAGCAAGCCGCCGGCAATCCTCGCAGCGGATGGTGCACTCTGCGAGAGCACCCGCGCGTCGCAAAGGCAGAGGAATTGTATCCCGAAACCGGCGCGGCGTTCATCGAACATTTCGGCAAGAAGGCCGCTGGACGCCTCCTCGATGGCGTCACCCACGACGACATGCCGCTCGTCTCACAGGAAAGCGACAAGCCATGAGGACGCGCGATAAGTTGGCTGCCGAGCTTCGAAAGATTGCCGCGATAGCCTCGCCGGGCAATGCGGATAAGTATGAGGCTTTCGCGAAACGCGCGGAGACGGGCGAGTTTGACGACTACGCCGACACCCATGTCTGCCCGATCACCCAACTCTATTCGGAACTGACCGCGGCTGGCTTCACTAAATTTGCTGCCCGCGTCGCGAACGGCGAGTTCGACGCCACAAAAGAGGAAAGCGACGAATGGGCGCGTAGCCCGTCAGGACAGGAGGCTGCGAAGCAATTGCCGCCGGAAATGCGCGAGCTTTTTGGGCTGAAACTTAACAACTAGCATGCTTATCCGGTTGCCACACACGGGTACTAGATGTTGACGACTAGAAAAGAGACTTCGGCGGAACGCGGGGCACCACCTGTAGAGGTGTTGCCCGTGGTGCCCACCTTCATCACGTTCACGGGCGCGGACGACCATACCGACGTGCGCGAAATGATCGCGCTGTCGAAGGGCTACCCGATTGAGTGGGGCATTCTCTTTAGCCCAGCGCGGCAAGGTACTGACCCGCGCTACCCCGGCGGCGAAGCACAATCCCGGTTTGCTTGGAGCGGGCTTCGCCTCGCAGCGCACCTTTGCGGCGACTACAGCCGGGCGATCATGGAAGGTCGGCTGGATGACATCGTGAAGCAAATCCCGGTTGACCTTGGCATTTTCAAGCGAATTCAGGTCAATCACCGCGCACCGGACTCGATCCGCATCAATACCTTCCGAAAAGGCTGGGGACCGCGCTGCATCGCACAGACACGCGCGGCGGTGTTCCCGAAAGACACGTCGATTGACTGGCTCTTTGATGCCTCTGGCGGGCGGGGCGTAGCGCCCGCCAAATGGCCCGCCCATCCCGGCCGCCACGTCGGCTATGCAGGCGGCATCGGCCCCGACAACGTGCGCGCCGTGATCGACCAGATAGCCGCGCGCGGGCCTTACTGGATCGACATGGAAAGCGGGGTGCGAACCGACGACCGCTTTGACATCGGCCTGTGTCGCCGCGTTTGCGAAGCGGTCTACGGTCGCCCGTTCAACACTACAGGTAGACCATGAAGGGGACACAAGATGTGGGGTCATTTTTCGCCTGTGTGTGGCAACCGGATAAGCATGACAACTAGGAGACGGCGATGCCGCCAGAAATGAACAACGCCGAAGCCATCCAGATGATGAACCGCTGCAAGCAAGAGATTTTGAGCCTTCGGGCAGTTATCGCGCGCCTCGAACCGAAGGCCGACGCTTACGACAACCTCGTTCGTGTGCTGCGCCTACTGCCGCAGCCGAGCGTCGGCATGGGTGAGGACATGGTGTGGATTTTGGACAAGCGCATTCGCGAATTGAAACCAAATCCCGAAACGGCGTCGGAAGTCTCTTTGCAGGAAAAACAACCATGAGCGAAGCTCTAAAAGCCCTACTGTCTTATCAGCAGGCCGATGAAGATGGCGTTATGGTGCTGACTTCGCGCCAGGCAATCCACGAGGTTGCCGACCATCTCGAAAAACTACGCAGGACACTGGAAAGCCGTTCCGTACGCCTCTTGGGGCCGCGCTCGCCTTTTTGGCAGTGCGAATACTGTCAAGCGCTCTCTCAAACCCCCATCGGGTTCAAGCACAGGCCCGAGTGCCTGATGGCGGCTGAAGGGTAGCCAAGATGTATTACGCAATGGGGAGCATGTGCGCTCGCTGCCGGGTTCGAGTCAACCCTGAACGGGATTGCCTTGGCGAGAGCGGCATCTATTCGCCGGGACGCGCCTTCACGCTCTGCGAACCTTGTTTCCTTGAGGAAGACGCCGAAATGAGCGGCGAGCGCGGCAACAATCTGCCTGAACGCATTGAGATGTACCGCGCCAATCTTCGCGCCGGGCCCCTGAATTTCAGGGCACCTGTGCCAGCACTCTCTCGGCAGGAGAATGACAATGCCTAAGTGGCGGCCGATCTCAACTGCGCCGAAAGACGGAACGGACATCATCGTCTACCGCCCGAAGTTTGACGGCAGCTACATTCCGCGCGTTGGTGTCGATTACTGGTCAGAAAGACTGTTCGGTGTCTGGGCGAAGTCGCGCAAGGATACACCCCCGACGCACTGGATGCCCCTACCAGACCCCCCGTCAGTCACAAAAGAACGCAACGATGCAACCTGAAGCCGCCCAATGACCCGAGCCGTCACCTTCACCCAGGGGTAGCTCTGCTTAGGCGTTGATTTGGTTGGAGTTGGTCAGTCATCGGAATTTAGAACTGCCGCATGGGGCGGCTATTGGAGAGCCCAAATGAAGAAGATACCGACCGTCTTTGAACGCGACTGGAATGGTGATCGCAGCCGCGTGGTCGATCAAGTCCACGTCGGCTGTGAATGGGTTTTGGCCGGCGAAGGCAAGGCAACCCGAAAGGTTGATGGAACATGCTGTCTGGTTCGCGAGGGCAAGCTCTATAAGCGACGCGAACTACGCAAGGGCGATGCCTTTCCCATGGAATTTGATGCTGTCGATTATGACGAGGAGACCGGCAAGACGGTAGGCTGGATGCCGGTCGGCGGGGGCCCCGAGGACCGCTATCATCGCGAGGCTTGGGAGGCCGATGCCGTTCTCCCGGACGGCACCTATGAATTGCTAGGGCCGAAGATCCAAGGCAATCCAGAACGCGCGACCAGACACTTGCTGGTCGGTCACGGCTACGGCTTGGCTGGCGATGTGGGAAACGTGCCCCGCACATTCGATGGCCTTCGTGACTGGCTCGCCGTGAAGGACATGGAGGGGATCGTTTTCCACCACAACGATGGGCGCAAGGCGAAGATCAAGCTTCGCGATTTTGGTCTAAAGCGCCAGAAGAATGCAGCCTGACACTCAGGGGAGAAGAGCAATGGTAAAGATACGAGGACCATTCGCCAGCATTTGCTGCGATAATTGCGGCCGCTGGATCGAGTACAGTCTTGGCGGCACCAAGTTCGCCGATAACCGGATGAACGAAATCCGCGACCTCCCGAGATGGTACTGCGCCCCATGCGATGGGTTTCCATTCGAACGCAAGGAAGAATGGCGCGCTACTTATCGTCCCTAGGAGAGGATCATGCCCAAGCGACCAAATTGCCCGGATTGCCACAAGCAATTGCGCGTCAAGGCGCTGACCGATAGCGATCAGCACATTTGGTCGAAGTGGCGCTATTGCGAGGACTGCGGCTGGGACGAGCGCGGCAAGTTTGAAGTGACGGTGTGGAATCATGAGGGCGACATCGTGAAGAAGCTATGGGAAGCCAACTTCAGCGAGGCTAATGATGTTATGGCAGAATACGATAGCGACCCCCACTATTCCGTCGTGATGGAACAGTTGCCCCAACGAGAACTGGCATAGGAGAGGAAAGAAAGATGCGTGAAAAAGACCTCAAGCCCGGCGATGCCGCAGCCATGGCTAACCTATTCGCCATATTTCACGCTGCCTTGGTGATCGCGCCGACCGGCTCAGAACTACTATTCAAAGGTCATAAGCGGCGCACGGTACGATCGGTCTTTCAGGAGGCCGGGCTGTACCGTGGGTACGATCTGACCCGGCGCGGTCGTCGCTTGGTGCAACTTGCTTACGACGAATTTGATCGAAAGCAGAAGCGACGCAAACGCTCTTAGGGAGAGATTACGTCATGCTGCCCGGCATGAAGCAGCGCACCGCCGGGCTCATATAGCCCTTGTACATCCACAGCAGCGGCGTCCCGCTCTTGTTCGGCCCGTCCACCACGGCCTCCTCGGGCACGTCGTACCATATGCCGCGGAAGCGGACCCGGTAGCGGTTGCCCTTGGTTTCCCAATCGTCGATCTCGTCGGTGTCCGTCCCGTCGCAGCACCATACCTTGCCCTTGCTGTGCAGGGACTTCAGCCATTCATTTAGGTGTGGCCGGTTATGATCGTGCGCAACGGCCTGCGAGGCCAGCAGCAGGACAACCGCCAGCGCCCCGCCCAGCCACCAACGCAGCGCCCGCAAATTGCTCGCGCCATAGCGCGGGTAATACGGCTCGACCTGCCAGCGGGCATGATCGTAGCGGTCGCGCACGCCGGCCCAAAGGCAAACAAGGACGAGCAGGGCGGCGGCAATGTATATCAAGGCAAGCTCCTCTGCTCCCACGGCCTGGTCGCCGCGAATTTCAGTTCCCGGATGATCTCTTCAAGCGTCCCGGTCCGCGACTGGTTTCGCTCCACCCATCAAATCTCCTTGGTTGCGCCTTCCGCCGAAGGCTAGAGAAGATTCGCGGCGAACACTGGGGATCAGACCTTGCACTGTTTCCTGACCCGCCAGATGTCGGCCCAGCTATAGCCTTGCTGCCTTGCCCACACGATTGCCTTGGCCCGGCCGTGCTCGGCGACCTTGGCGCGGATCAGGTTGCAATCCTGTATGTTTTCTTTGGCACTAACTTCGTTTGTGCATAAGAAAAGATACATTACAGCGAGAACGACCGCCTTCACTTACTCTTCCAATAGGTGGTATGGATCTTGACGCCGATCTGCACGGCAAGCCAGATGAAGCCGGCAATCGGCAACAGGTCTTTTGCGATCCCCGAAAGGTCGTGCAGCCAAAGAGGTGAGGTCACGGCACCAATGGCGACAATATCTGTCACCGCCTCTGCTTTTGTTTGAGGGAGAAGATCGAGAATCGTCATTTGCGAAGCCTCGCGATGATCTCGCCGCCGGCCTTGCCGATGAACAGGGAGCCGACGATCGCCCCCATCCATTGATCGAGGGGCGGCGGCAGTGCGGCAATCGTCCAGGTCTGCGGGAATGCACACGCTTTGCAGAACAGGATGGAGTAAATGCAGACCGAGCCGAACCAGAGGCCGGCGGGTGCCAGAAAGAACAGCGGAAACCACCACCCGCGCCCGGTCAGGATCGACGCCTGCGCCGTCAAATAGGACTTCGCAATGTCGGCCTTGATCTGCTCGCGGGCGGTCTGGTTGTCGAAAGCATTGTCGACCGATTTGAACATCCGGTCGAGCGGGCCGCTTAGGAGCCATGTCAGGATTGCGCTGAAGATACTCATTGGCACCAATTGTATTTTCTGGCGAGATACCACCAAATTTCCGCCCCGACTGACAACAGCGCGCCAAGGCTGAACTCGGCGAGCGTCGCCAGATCAGGGTCCGCCACGTCGAACTTGATGCCGGCATATGCCATCACCGCACCGCCCGCATAGCGGAGCAGCACGCGGGCAAGCGGTCCCGCAATCTCGGGCACCATTTACTTGCCGATCTTTTCGATCTTGGCCTTGAGGTCCGCGACGTAATCCTCGGCCCCCTTGAACCAGAACATGATCTTGTCCTTGCCGAACCAGACCGCGGCGCCGCCGGAAACAAAGCCCAATGCGAAAGCAATCATTTCAGTTCTCCTTGATTTTCCAGATAACGAACGCGGCAACAGCAACGGCCGCAGCAATGCCGATGATCCAGCCAATCGAGAGGCCGGACTGATGCGCCGCGGCTGCGGCTGCGCCGCCGGCTGCAACTGCGCCCGCGGCCTTCTTAGGGACGGTGGAAACGGGCGGCTTTGGCGTGTCGAACCGGATTGAGGAGTCGATCGCCATCATGGCCTTGAGCATCCCGGCGCAACCGGGCTGCATGTCGACCACGCCCGGGTCATAAACGCCGTCCCGGACGTACTTGCCGGACTGGTACTGATCCGTACCGGCCCAGATATAAGGCGACGGGCGGCCTTTGTTGACGTAGCCAGCGCCGTTGTAGAGCTCCAGGTTCGCCAGCGCCGGTCCGATGCGCCAATCCTTCTTGCGGGCGAGGAAGGGATGGCAAGCCACCAGCGCGTCGATGGCGGCCTCCTCCCACGAATTGAACGGCCCTCGGCCCCGCGGGACATGGACCGAGACCCGATTCCACGGGTCACCCTGTGCAAGCGAGCGCGTCCAGTTCTGCGAAGACTCGCGTTCATGGATTACCGCAATCGCCCACCACGGCACGCCCGTCTTGGCCTCAACGGCTTGATAGCGGGCTTTTGACGCGACGAGGGCCTTGGCAATGCCGGTAAAATTCCGAGTGACCTTGGCCTTTGCCCAGCGGTTCGCATTCGCCGTCGCGAGGGCGTTCACGTCAACCATTGCTGTCTCCGGGATCAGTCGATGTAGCGCACCAGCCGATAGCCGATGCTTTGATTGGCCTTGACCGAGTAGCCGAGCGGGCGGAGTTTCTTCGCCAGCACGTTCGCAAAGACGCCTAGCGCGTTCCTGACGTTGCGCGGTTCTTTTGACCAGCGCAGCGAATAGGCACGGTCGTACAGGACCGGGTTAGGGTATTCTTTAATCAGCGCGGTAAGGAAAACCGCCTCCCCTGCCGAAAGCCTTGCGGAACCTGCCCGGCACATCACCACGTTGGACATGGCGTCGATCTTCAGCTCGGGATGGGATATTTTCCCTTCCCCGCCGCAAGTGGGACAGGTAATATGGTCGGATGCTCCCATTAAAAGCCTATCTGGCGGCGGTGTTTTTAATAGCCTGGTGGCCGTGGAACTTCTGGCTCGCCTTCCTCGGCGCGGCTTACGGATGGGCCTTGAAGCGCAGGAATGCCAACAGGGGTCTGCTGTCCGCCGACAGAAGCAAGACGCTTATCGGTCGAGCGAAGCGCGTCCATCATTCGCTGATTTCTGGCGACGGTTTGCACGCCTCGCCTGAATACATCGGGATCGCGAGAAACCAGCATTTCGGCGACGCGCTGGGCCACGCGCTGGTCGATGTGACGCCGGCCGGCGACAAGCGCGCCAACGACGGCAGCCGCCGTCATGTTGGCCGGGTCCATGTTATAGGTGCTGATGCCGCCGTAAGAGACGGCCCCGCCAGCTAAGCCAAGCTCGGCAAGCTGTCGCGCGGTCGTTGAGTTACCCTGCACTGCCTGACGCGGCAGGTTCATGATGCCTTCAATGCGAAGCATCGCTTCAAGTTCGGTTGCGCGCTGCTGACCGAGAACCATTGTCAACCGCTCGCGCGCAGCCGGCGACTCTCCGATCTTGTTCAAGATATTTCGCGCGTCGCCCGTCTCGCGAAGGCTGTCCACATATCGAGATATGAAGCCGTCTTGGAATAGCTGCCGTTCCTGCGGCGTCATCCGCGCCAACTCGCGCATGGCGTCGCGGTTGCCCATTCGATGAGTGACAAAGTTCTGTCCAGCCTCCAGCGCATTCTCCGCGCCAAACGCCGCTGCCGCCCCTTGACGCGCCGCCTGATAGGACGGGACAAGCCGGTCCAGTTCTGCATTCATGGATCGCGCGAACGATTCAAGCCGCCGCGCGTCTGAGGTGCCGCGTCCCGCTCGTTGCGCTTCGTCGCTCAACTCGCGACGAACCAGATCCCAGTACTGCAAATCCGGATAAGTAGGCATACCGTTCGGAGCGCGGTTGAATTGCATCACGCCGGACGGCGAGAATGTAATTCTGGGGTTCATGGCCCCGTAGCCGCTGACAATGGATTCGTCGCGCGATTTGCTGGCCGCACGCTGCATAGCCGCAACAACGGCATCGCTGCCGGCAAGCCTCTCAAGTTCGGGAGACCACAGGCCGTCGGCCCCCTCGCGATATGCCCGCGTATATGCGGCCCTGTTGGTCGTGCGGGCTACATTTTCCAGCGCCTCTTGACGCGCAGCCGCGTCCGGATAGTTGAAACTGCGGTTGAGCCAGTTAACGAACCGATCCGATTGCGTATAGTATCGGTCATCGAGGCGACCGGACAGCGCCATGCGCCCTTCAGGCGACGTATTGGCCGCCGACCTGGCTAGGGCTCTCGTGGTTTCCCCGCCGACATCGATAATGGATGCCTGCGGCGTGTTGGCAAATTCCTGCGGCGTCAGTCTCGTAAGGGCATTAGGATCGGTGTCCACGTCACGCCGCAATGACTCCACAACGCGCCGCGCAGCCTCGCCGTCAGGATCGCGAACGCCCCTGATATTCGAAATGACGGGGTTAAGGGTATGTCGACCTAGTTGCAGCGCGCCTTCAAAGACCGCAGGCGCAGCACCGCCCAATGCCCCGCCTAGAGCAAGACCCGTCGCGCCGCGAGACAGGGAATCGGCAGCGCCCTCGCCCTCGCCAACGCCGGACAAAGCGCCATAACCAGCGCCGACCGCGGCCCCTCTCCCCATGCGCGCCGGTAGCGTCGCTGCGTTTGCGGTAGCGCCAACAGGAAGCGCAATGCCGCCGAGAATGTTGCCGCCAATGGACGCAACTGGATGCTGTTCCTCGGCAGTCTTTGTCAACTCCCGTTCGCGCTTGGCGGTTTCGTTGTACTGCTTTTCCGCAGCCTTGTCACCCGTCCAATACTTGTACGCACCGGATAGCATTTTGTAGAGGCTTGCAGGGTCGTTTGCCTTTGCGCCGCCGGCCTCGACCAGCCCACGCAATTCATCGTAGAAGCCGGCAGAGAGCCCCTGCGCTGTACCGCGCGCAAAGGCATCGGCACCTCCCTTGTCCGGAGCTGACGACTTCTCTGCGGCCTTCCCGGTAATTGCCTGCTGCATGACGGACGAAATGGTCTTTTCGTCCGTGCCGTCGGGAAAGTTGATCGTCACCCCGTTGGGGCCGTTAACGGTTATCGTCATTTACGAGGGACCAACTTAGAGCCATCCCAATCGTAACTGCCTGGGGCAAGCCCGGTCGTTGGCGATGGCGCGGAAGGCGCGGAGCCACCCGCCCCCGGCTGCTTATAGAACGAGCCGCCGCGCAATTCATCCGCGCGCTGCTTGTTGAATTGCAAGCGACGCTCGGCAAGCGCAATCGCGCGGTCATAAATCTTCTGGCGAACCGCGTCAGGTTGACTAACCGAGCCCTGGATTTCTAGCAAAATCTTCCGCTCGCCCTCAGTTGGAGCTGCTCCGAAAATGGACTTCAGTTGCGAGAGCGCATTCGACATCACGAGGTTATTCAGGTCAGTCGTGGCCTGACCGCCCTCTGATCCAATCAGGCCGGTGGCATATCCGCGCTGCCCGGCGAACGGACCTTCATATGCCTTCTTTGAAAGGGCCTTGGCCTCGCCCAAGGCGGTAATGGCCGTTTGTGCTGCCATCACGCCTTCGTCGGCCTCCATGATGGCCTTTTTATCCGTCGCGGAAAGCGGCTGCTGATCCTCTCGCGGCATCTTGCCGGTTAACACATAGGCGCGATACTCTGGCGAGTTCTCCTTCAGTCCGATAGTTACTGCCGCCTTTTTGCGCTCGGTTACCTGATCCTCGATAGTAGGCGTCATCCCCTTTCTATAATACTGCTCAATGAATTGCCGATACTTTGGATCGTTCGGGTCGGTAAGGCCGACATCGCGTGCAGCCTTGACGGCCGGCGACAAAGCCGCCTGATCCTGATCGAACTTGAGGCGAGCATCCGCCCGCTTGTTATCTTCCTCGCGATCCTGCCGGCCAAGCTGAAACTGCTGTTCCCGCAGCTTATAATCCCGCTCGTCCTTCTGCCGCTCGTAGCCCTGCGTTTGCCGCAACTGCGCGAGGCGTGCAAACGGGGCCAGTTCGTCGCCCTTTGACCACGGGTTGAGCCCTGAAATGAGCAACTGAAGCGCGGCGAGTTTGCCGGGATCGTTGAACATGCCGGCAAGTCCGCCCTGCTGCGGCTGTTCCTGGATCGACTGGTTCTGCATCAGAAGCAAAGGGTTCATTTGCTGTGTTCCACCACCTTGAACCGGAGCAGCGGGACCGCCGCCGATGCCGTCCCTGTTTCCGATACCGTTATTGCGCGCCCCGTGGAATGCGCCCCAGCCCTTCGTTGCCGCGTGCTGTAACGCATAAGTAATGCCCGCCTTGACGGACGCGTCGCTGCGGTCACGCTCTGGATTAATTCCAGTAGCCTTTTCAAATTCGTTACCGAGTCCGCCGCCCATGTAGAGCTGAAACGGGCCATAAGAACGCTCACGACCGCCGCCGGGTAGTTGCACGGTCGATTGATAGCTGTTGAACCCTTCCGTTTTGGCAACGCGAAGCGCGACTTCTGGGTCAATACCGAGACGCCTTGCTTCCGACCTGATGAAGTCGGCAACGGCATCTTTGGTGAGGCCAGAGGCTTCGTAGCCAGAGCCGAAAGAACCGATTGCCATTACGCGAACAATCCTGCGAGGCTGACAATCGTCTTGATCGGGTCCATCGGGGCCGATGATGTCTGCGTGGTCGTGCTACCCGTATTGTTGAGCCCCGGCGTCGAGGCAATCAACTGCTGCAACGCCTTGAACGGCTGATCGAGCGCCTTCTGTTGCGTGCCCTGAACCAACGCGCCGTTGTTGAGCAGCGCTGACAAGACCTGCAATTTCTGGCTCAACTGATCGCCGTTCAAGCCGCTCTGCAAGCGCAACGCTTCAAGAAAGCGGTTGGCGTCGTTCTGGTCGCTCTGGAACAGCATTTGATTGTTCTGCTGCGCCAGATTGGCGTTTTGCATGTTGGCCTGCTGCTGGCGATCCGTGTTCGCCGAGGCAAGGCCGGACGCCTTGTCAAAGCCCGCCGACAGCATATCGCCCGTGGTCTTCGCCGCCGTGTTCATGTAGTCGCGATTGAGCAGAGAGCGCGCCACCGCCTCACGAGAGCCGCCGAACATATGGGAAGCCGCCGCATCTGCCCCGATCTTGGCCTGCGTGTCGCCATAGGTCTGCTTCAGCTTGTCCAGCGTCGGGTTGAGCGATGCCGAAATATACGGGTTCATGAACGGCTGGATGTCGGAAGGGTTGAGCTTGGCCGCCATCGCAGAAGGGCCGCTGACCTGGCTTTGCCAGTTCTTGCCCATGCCGAACACGTCATAGGCGGGGATGCTGCCCGTGTTGAACGTGTCCATGGCAAGGCGGCGCGTCAGGTCGCCGGCAAGCAACTGATCCGTGTTCAGCCCCGCCACGCCATACAGCGGGTTCGAGCCCGTGAAGTTGCTGGTGAGGTTCTGGCCCGTATTGATGAGGTTCTGCTGCGCCTGTTGCGCGTAGGCCGGCAACTGCTGCTGCGAAGTCTGGGTCGGGCCCGGCTTCTGTCCCATTATAGCACCTTCTTCATGATGGTTCCGGCCTCGCTGTAATCCGTGAACGCCTTCAGCCAGCCCTTGCGGCCGACGATGACGACCTCAGTGCAGCCACAAACGTCCTTCGCCCATTTCTCGATGGTCGGAACGTAGTCAACGATTTCCTTCAGATCCCCGCCCGCCAGCCAGCCCCGGATTTGCTTCAGACCCGTCGGGTAAGTGTCTATCGTGGTCAGCATCGCGGAACGCTTCAACGGCCACAGATGCGCCGTGCCGTTCGCGATCGATTGCCAAATCTGTTCTTTGGTGTGCGTCTCGTCATACCTGAGCATGGCAGCAGCCAGCCAAGGCCACACACGCTCGAAATGATCGCGCAAGTCGCTCAACGCCGTTCCTGTTCCAGCAACATTTCGCACGCGATAGTGCCGATCCGGCCGTAGCAGGTCTCGTCAACGAACTCCCACCGCATTTTCAGTTGCCGGCCGCGGATGCGGTAATCCACGCGCTTCTGCTCAGGGATGACAATGAACGGTCCCATGCTGCGGCTGTTGAGTTGTCCTTGCGGGTCGTCCTTGGCCGAGATGGTCCATTCCAGCGCCCCAACCTGATCCTTGATGTCGGGGAAATACCGGCGCGAGCCCATGAACTTGTCGCCGTCCGCCGTGTTGAAATACGCGGTCTCGATGAACGGCAGCACCGTGGCACCCGTAAACGTGTTGCCGTCCTCGTGAGACCAGACGTTGCCGGAGCTATCGGCGCAGACAGGATGATCGAACGTGCCGACGCGAACGCCGCAGGTTCGATTCCACGTCCCCTTGATCCAGGGATTGCCCTTCTCAAGGATGTTGAAGCCGACGTAGCGCGTTACTTCCGTGCCGTCATCCTCATGCGCGAACGTCCACCACACCTCGCCGTATTCGGTATTGGGCCAGGCCCAGCTCTTGTTTTCCTGGTACTGCCGGAACTTGTCGATAATCTCGTCCTTGATCGGGCATTCAATGGAAAGAACCTGTTGCCCGTCGTACATATAAAAGCCGGACCAGCTCAGCCAGAAAGCCTTGCCGTTGTAGACCGCAACAGCATTGCGCCCGATCAACCCGCAGCCATGGGCAAGCGACTGGATCGAATAGCCGGTCCCGTTGAAGTAGGACGTGAACACGCTGTCATCGGTGAAGATCAGATTGCGTTCACCCGCAACGCAGCCGCCGACGCCATATGATCCCTTGCCCAGCGGATATTCGCCCGCGACGTTATCGGTGTCCGCATTCCATTCGTAGTAATTGTCCTGATCGCACCAGCGCAGAAGCGTGGCGTTGAAATCGCCGTCTTCCTCCACCGATCCCACGGCGTTGAGGATGCGGTTGCCATCAACGAACAGCGCGTAGTTTTTTTGAGGCGCGGTATAGATCGGAAATGCCGTGGAAAGCACCTTGATCGAGACGTTATCGAGGTTGACGTTGCACGCGCTGTCGGCCTCGAAGATGAGGTCGGTCGGGTTCGGCGGGCAGACAAAGCGGAACGTCAGCGCATGGGTCGGGTCATCAACGCCGGCCGTTGTAATCGTGGGATAGATGATGGTGGAGTCGATCTTGAAGCCGATACTTCCAGCCGAGAAAGACGACGTTGTGACCGTCATCTCATAGGTGCGCCCGCCTTCCAGAATGCCGGCCACGGTCTGCGACAGGTTGGAGGCCACGCCGCCGGTCTTGACTGCCTCGCCGCCCGTGATCGCCCAGCCCGTACCAAGCGCCCATCCCGTCGAGGACGAAAAATTTCCGTTGGTGATGAGTTCGTTATAGGCGGTTTCTGGTTGCCAGGCGAAAATCGGCGTGCCGTCCGAACCGCAAAAAACGAGGTTCTCGCCGAAATTATCCATCGAATAGATGCGTGGCCGGGTCGCAGCCGTATTGCCGGTGCCTGTCGCAAGCCCCGCGACGAATGCAACCGTCATCACGAACTGATTGGAATTGGACTCCTCGCCAACCGTCGTTATCGTGCTTTCATCTTCGGTCGAGGATGCCGACGAACCATGCGTGAACGTAAAGGACAGCGAGTCAACGGACGTGATCGTGAACGTCCCGTTCATGTCGAGTCCGCCGACCGTGTTCTTGACCCCGAGGAACGTCACGGAAGAACCGTTCGGGATGACATGCGGCGTCGGAGCCGAGGTGACGCCCGTAGCCGGGATATATGGCCGATGCCATACCCGGACGGTGGTTGACCCGTTGGTAGTCTCGAACGCCCAATTCAGAAAGCCGTCATACCAGCGCGGCGTGATGGTAACGCGCGAGCCGTTGATCCACGCATAGACTGCGGTTTCGGTCGCCACCGCAAACACCCGTTCGCCGTCAAGCGTCGTCCATGCATGAGCGCCGCGCGCTGTACCACTGGCGACGCCGGAGGCATTGAAAGCGCTCCATCCGTTGATGGTCTGCCACTTCCCGCCCCGGAAGCGCATCTTGTCCATGTCATAGTATCGGCCCTTGGAGCCGATCGACGTGTTGTCGCTGACGATCCCGGCTTCAAACGGGATTTCGACGCGCTTGACTTCCCTCACCATGAGCCCCACGGCGATTGCCCGAATGTCATCGGGTTCTGCTGCTGCGGCTTGCTCATGTTGCCGGGGTTGGCCTGCGGCGTGGCAAACCACGGCGCAGATCCGCCATTAGCGGCATTGTTCTGGAACGGCCCGCCCCACGGGGCATTGGTCGCAAGCTGCGGGTTATAGCTGTTCGGGTTGAACGTCCCGGAGAACCATTGCGGGGTTTGCGTGTTCTGCGCGTTCTGCTGCTCCTGGAATTTCTCTTGCGCCATGCCAAGAGCCGTGGTGGGGCCGGGTTGAAACGGGTTCTGCATCGTCGGAGTAAACGGAGATTGGCCGAGGATGCCGCCAGCCCATGCCTGCTGCTGGAACGGCGCCCCCGCCTGTCCCCACGGGCTTTGCATCGCCTCGCCCTGCAACTGGCTTTGATTGGCAAACTGCGGGGCCTGCCATTGCGGCGTGCCGGTGCCGGACCATGACGGATTGGTGGCCCACGGATTGATTCCGCCGATGAAGCCGCCGCCGAGCATATCCAGATAGGCTTGGCCGTTGCGGTTCTGGTTGTTGTAATTGTCCTGAATGAACTGATTCCAGGAATTGACACCCTGCGTGCCAAGCGCGCGGGAGGCATCCAGTTGCGGGCCGAGCTTGGTGAAATCCATCAAGCTCATGGTGTGCTGGGACAGGTGGGGCTTTACGTCGGAGCCGTAGTTGCCGCCTTGATCGACTGTCGGGAGCCCACGATAGGCGTTCTGATAGTTCTCAATCGCCTTCAGGACTTCCGGGTTATTGCGCCAGTCGCCGCTGACGTTGTACTGCGTGCCGTCGCGCAGTGCCTGGCGGATTGATGCTGCGTTGTCGGAGGCCCAATAGAGATTGGTGCGGTTGAGAGCCTGCCCGTCGAGGCTATCGGGGATATTCGGCCCCTGTGCGAAGCCGTTGCCGAGCATGTTCTGGGAGATGTAGTCGGAAGGGGCGAGGCCAGACTTGGCGAGCGCCTTGGAGAGGTCGTTATACGCCTGCTGCTCGGCGTTGTAGGCGTCGTAATAGCCTTGCAGTTTTTGGGTATTGGCGAGTTGGCCTTGAAGCCACGCGTCGTAGGCCGCCTGCTGCTCCTCGGGCGACATGACGACCTTGGAGCGGCCAGCAATCGCGGCGTTGGCGGCGGGAGAACCGGAAACCATCATAGTACAGCCCCGCTGCTGGTATCAATCCAAACACCGTTGACAAGAACGGCGATGCTGCCGGCCCCAAACAAGCCGCCATCTGTTACCCTGGCAAAGCGCACGCTGCCATCAGTCGGCGCGGTGTTCATGGTTGCCACCGTGTAGGACGTGCTGCTGAAGATCGAGCCCAACAACGTGTCGACGGCCGATTCCGTGGTGAACGTCGCAGCCGAGGTTTCCAGCGCCTCAATGTCCTTCTGCACGCTGCCCAGCACGTCATCCACGCGTTGGACGCCGGAACGGTAGCGGGTGAAGTTAGCCAAAGAGCGATTCCTTGACGTTCAGATTGCCGAAGAAAACAATGTATTTTGTTGAGTTCTGATCGACGACCTGGAATTCCCACTTGTAGGTCTTGCCGGCGGTGACGCTTGCGGTGGACTGATGCGTCGGCGTGACGTTGACAACGCAAGTCCCGCTTGCGGCTACCGAGATCGAGCAGCCGTCGCCGTTGGTGCGGGTCATCACGGTTGTTGATCCCGACTTCATGCGGAAATTCAGCGTCGCGCCGGTCAGGTCGATGGCGTCGCCGTCATAATCAAGACAGGTCAGGTCCAGCCGCCAGTGCTCGCCGTAGTGGAATTCGATGTCTGCTCTGGTGCTCATGCCCGCCCCGAAATTGCGTAGCCCGCCGCCCGGCCCATCAGCGCGTATCCGTAGGCGGTGCCGGTGATAACGACGCCCTCTCCGATGTCGAAGCGACGCGGGCCGATGAAGGAAACGGTTTGCCCGGCAATCGTCAGCGCGCCGAAGTCGGCCACAATCCGCCGACCCTTCGCCAGCGTCACGTCCTGCCCGTAAAGCGTCAGCGTGGCATTGTCTGCCACCAGCGGCAGCCACGTCTTTGTCAGCAGCACAACCTGCCCGCCGAAGGTCAGCGAGCCATTGGACGCGCCGATCAATCTGTTGAACAGGAAGGACACATCTTGCCCGTTGACGGTCAGTGTGCCCAGCTGCGCGCTGACAAGATGACCGTGCAGCAGGTTGGCGTCCTGACCAGGAGCGGTCAGCGAGGCGTTATCCGCCGGCATGGTGCGGATGGCGGTCAGCGTGACGTTTTGCCCTGCGATCGAAAGCGAGGCAACGTCCGCGGCCATTCGCTGGCCCTTGTTAAGTCCAACGTCCTGCGCTGTCAGCGAAAGCGCGGCGAAGTCGGCTGCCAGCGGATTATGCGAGGCCAGCAGCGTGACGTTCTGTCCGGCTATGGACAGTGAGGCATTGGCCGCCGACATGGTGCGCACGGCCTTGAGCGTCGTATCCTGACCGCCTGCGGCCAAATCGGCCTTGTCGGCGGCCATGGTGTAGGCCGTCCCGGTTTGCGGCTTGAGTGCGAGGTCAAGCACGGCAAAGGAGGTGCCATTACCACTGCCGAGATTACGGCTGGTTGCCGCGGTCGTCCCGGAAGATGCGACGCCGAGCGTATCAATTGCCAGTGTTACGGCATTGATGACGGTTTCAAAACTGTCAAACCGTTCGGTCCAGCTCGCAGGCGGGGATGACGCCACACCCATTTCATGAACATACGAACGAACCAGCAGGCGGTCGCTGCCGGCTGTGGTCGTCGCGCCGGAGGTCACAAGGTTACTGGCAACATCTCCGGTAACGCTGCCGTAATCCTCATATGGCGTTCCGCTCGGCGCGCATCCGCTGAAGCCGAGCATAACGCCGATATTTGCGTTCGACGTTGCGCCCGTGATCGAAATATTCGCGCTTTCCGAACCGTCCAGCCGCCGCCAATAAAGCCGGGTTCTTAGCCCTAATGCGTGGTTTACCTGCGTTTCGGCCGTAAACCCTGTGGCCGCGCCGAACGTCACATCAGCGTAGCCGGCGACAAATATCAGCGCGATGTCATTGGTGGTATGCCCCGCATAATAGGGAATACTAAGCGTCCCCGCCGCCTGCGCCTTGCTGCCGGCGGCAACAAACGTCGGGATTGCCACCTAGATCAGACCTTGCCTTCAATCGTTGCGCCTTCGGCCTGCATGGAGATGACGGCGCGGCCGGGGTCTGCCTTGATGAGACGGCCGATTTCCATGTCAAGGTCGTACAGATCCTTCTCGATCTCCTTGAACTTGTCGGAAGCAGCCTTCTGCTTGTTGCGGATTTCGTCGGCCTGCGCCGCCAGTTCGTTGTACTCGTCGCGGTACTGTTTGGACGCTGCGAGAATTGCTTCTTTCTCCGCGACCGCTTCCGCGTAGCGCGCCTGAATTGCATCAGTTGAAAACTTGACAGCCATTGACTGCTCCTAAGCCGCAATTTTGGGGGTGGACGCCGCGCGATAGCCGCGCAGCCAGGTTTGAACGAAGCCGACCGCAAGCCCGTGATCGTTGGCGTGCTCGGAAATACACTCGCCGATGGTCGGCGCCGATGCGCGGATGAGATAGACTTTGCGAATTTCGGGATGCCACTCGAAGCGAAACTCTGGGAAGTTCGGCGTCTTGATGTGCGTGATCATGTGATCTGCAGAATGCCGTTGGTCGCGTCCGCATCCCATGTGAACGTCTCGCCCGATGCCAGCGTGATCGAGGAGCCGTAATCGTGGTACATGATGAGCGGATCGGCCGGCGAAGTCGGCGTGTCGTTGTAAAACACGGGATAGCGGAACGGCCCTACGGAGCCTGACGCGGTGAACACCACGTCGGCCACCACCAGCTTGTAGGTCGAGGTGGAAAGCGCCGAGCTCGAAATTGTCGCCTGTGTTCCGCCGGTCGTGTAGCCGTTGCCGTTGGAAATCTGGGTGATGTCCGCAAGTACGGTGTTGGTGGAAGCGGTCGGCGCGGTGTTGGTCAGGGCGACCTTCAGGGTGTCGGAACCCAGATTATGGACCTTTTCGGCCACGTTTTCCTTGAAGGCGTAGAAGACGACGGCGGTTGCCATTTGAAGGCCCTCCAAAAACGAGAAAACCGCCCGGAGGCGGCCTTGTGGTTGATTCAATCTGTGGTAACGTCCTGCCCACAGGGAGAGCGGGACTTGCGTATGATCGGGACCGCCGCCGAACTGGCGGCATCACTCGAAATTGTCAGCGAACAACTGCATCCGACATTTGACGGGCTCGGGGTCGAGCAGTCCCGAACCAGTTGCGTCCACGCCTCGCTCGCGGTGCGCGACTATCTTCGCGAACTGGGCCTTGCCGCCGAGGCGCTACCCGTGGCGCTGGTCATCCGTGCCATAAAGGCCGGCGAGCAGTCCTACCTTCACTCCATCGGCAGCGAACACCACGAACGGCCCGCGCCGAAATGGAAGGGCCATATGATAACGGTCTGCAACGGCGTTCTGATCGACGCGACGTTCTGCCAGTTCCGAACCGACGCCATTCCAAACATGCCCGACATGATCGCAGCGCCGACCACCACGGGCACTGCGCTTGGCCTCAACGTGCTGGCAAGCGTACAGGGCAAGATCGCCCCCGATCACGCCTTCGCCTTCATGTGGCTGCACACGCCCAAGAACCAGGGCTGGCGGGCATGGGACACCAAGCCAAAGCGCGAAGTGCGCCATGCCGTGGTCAGGGAGTTACTCCGGCAACACGCGAAACGGCACGGCCATGACGCGACAGCACGTCCGCAGACATCAGACCCGCCAGCGCCTCTTTCAATAGCCCGTCGAACGTAGCCATCCGGGCGTCATCATCGATCATGACCGCGAGATGCTTCAGCGAGCCGTACAGGTAAGCGCTCGGGGATCGCGTCAACAGCCAGTTGCCTGACACGTTGTCGGCCAAGGGGGGAATGGTCCGGTAATAGTCAAGCAGGATGTCAGAGCTTGACGGCGGCGCGGTCGAGATGTTCGTCCCGATGATCGTGAAATAATCGGCCAGTTCGGTCGCCGTGTTCGGGTATTGCTCCGCGATCCAGTCGGGATCTGCGTATTTCAATAGGCGAATGGGCGAGGCATTGGACCGCACGCGCCGCCATTGCAGGTAGTTCGACGGCAGCGCGCCGACATTGGCGGTCAGCGTTATCGTGGCGCTGGTTTCCATCTGCGCGACGCGCAAATTATTGTTGCACCATTCCTCGAACAGAACGATGGCGTCCGCGGCCTTGCCCGACAGGTCGTCGCGCCAGATGGCGTCAGTGATCGCCTCCTGGATTTCGGCGTAGGTCGAGAGCGGCACTTACCACTCCGCGTAGGTAACGGTCGGCGTGCCGGACGCCGCAATCATCCAGATCGGGCCGATATAGCCCTCCATGGTCATCTCCGCGCCGGGCTTGATGACGTGGCCGTTCGAGGCGGTCACGCCTGAATCGGGGCCGACGTAAACCTTGATCGCCGCGTCATCGTTGGTGATCTTGAGGAAGATGCGCTCCGGCCGAGCCGCCAGCACAACTTCAGCCGCAGTCGAGAGCGTGTTCTGACCGGCGATGAGAACATTGGATTTATACAGACCCATCAAAGGTCTCCGTCAAAGGTTTTGAGTTTCGGATGTTCGCGGTAGAACTTGCGCTGGAACTTGATGTCGCGCTGACGCGAGGCTTCGGCCATGCCGGACGCATAGTAGAGATTAAGCGGGATGCGCCCGACGACCTGTCCGTCGCCCCAGCGCTGGCCGGCCTTGAGCGAACGGATGGCCGAGGCTTCATCGAGCAGCTTTGCAGTGCCCTTGGCTTCGGTCTTCATAATCACGCGGTCGCCAAGGTCGCATTCCCAGCGCCGGAAATGCTCGTTGTCTTCCACCATGACCCAGCCCGTGGGCGGGTTGAGCGGATCGAATGCCTCGCCGTATTCGTAGCTCACGGCAGCGCGTCCGCCCGCTCCGCAATGCCGGCCTCGATCAATTGCTTGGCCTCGGCGTAGTCGAGCACGGCAACCTCGCCCCGATTGACCTTTTCGGAATCGCCGGTACGGGGATTGCGCGGATGCTCCGGATCGATCGGGAAATAGCCGCGAAGCAGCTTGATCGGGAATTTCCTGGGCTTCTCGGTGTACGCAACCGGCATCACTTCCGGTTCTCTACGAGGCCTGCCGGGGCCGCGCTTCACTTCTTGTTCGACTTCTTCAGTCATCAATCACCCATGAAAATGGGCGACACCCGAAGGTGCCGCCCAAGGTTAAACCGCCACAGGAGAGCAACGGTTAGTCGTCGTCCAGATGCGCCACGAGGAACGTAGCGGTGCCGGTGCAATCGATCGTGCTGTTCGCGTCGATCGTCGCAGCCGTACCGGACCAGTTCAGATACAGGTCAATCGCGGTGCCGGTGCCATCAAGCGGGGTCTGCGCCGCCGTCAGGGTGGTTGCGCCGGTGCCGGTGCCGCTCGAAAGCGTGATCGAGCGGGTAGCGCCGAAGTTCACTTCGGTGCCGGTCAGAGCGCCGTCGCCGGCGTCTGCCGCAGCCGAACCAAACGCGATAACAAACGCCGCGTCGCCGGCTGCGCCGGTCAGGGCCGAGCCTTCGGCAAAGGCCGTCCAGTCATGGCGCGAGCCAAGCAACTGAACCGCGCCTTCCTTGAAGGTGAAAATCTTCAAGGAGCCGGACGAACCCGAACCAGCCGCGTCCGTCACGGTCAGGCGAGCCGCCGTGAATACGAACTTGAGCTTGTGGAGGTTCGGACCTTGGCGTTCGACGGTCAGCGTAACGGAACCGGAAGCAGGCTGGGCGGCCTGCGTGCCGATGGCGGGAGCCTTATCAACGTAATAGCTGGGCATTGTCAGGTTCTCCCGGTTACGAGGATGCGGTCATGCCGTACAGATCGGCAGCGATGCCGTGTGCGGCCTGGTTCTTCATGATCAGCGTGAACTCGCAGAGCAGAACACGCTTCTCGGCGTCGCCGGTCTTGGCGGGGCGGTCTTCGAAGATGTCATCGAAGATACCGACCGCGGCCATGTCCGGATCGATCAGCAGCGCGTTGCGTGCGAGGCTCGCACCAACAGCCGCCATGACGCGGTTGGGAACAACGTCGATGACGCCGAAGTCGCTGCGGTAGGTATCGGCCGCCGCGTAGATCGTGGCCTGCTCACTGCCCTTGACCGAGTTGGAGGTCTGGGCAATGCCGGTCGTGCCGGCGCCGGTCATCAGGTTGGAAAACACCGTCTTGACGTATGGCGAGACCATCAACGTGGTCGGAGAGCCGCCGTTGGTGTAGGACGACAGGATCACCGCATCCAGAATGGCCTTGGAGAAGGCGCGCTGGGTGCCGTTGGTCGCCGCGTCAACAACGCTGGTGGTCGAGTTGAAGCCGCCATCCGAGCCGCCCGAACCGCGGGAGTCGTTGGAGGTCAGCCACGCCGCTAAACCACCCGCGACGCGGGGGGTAGCCGCAGCGCCGGCCACGGACGCCTTGTTCGCGAGCAGCGAGGCTTCCATGTCCTTCTTGAGTTCGACGCCCTTCTTGCGCCGCTCACGGCCAAGCTCGGACTTCGGGCCGGCCTTGAGGCTCTTTTCCTGGGTACGCGCGATGATGTACGCCTTTCGCGCGATTTCGGTGTAGTTACCGATGCGGGTCGTCGGCGTGATCTGCGAGTAGCTGTACTCGTCGCCTTCAACCTGCTGGTTCGAAGTGACGGGCGTCGCCAGAGTGTCGGTTGACCACTCCGGATGCCGGGATTCCACCTTCTCACGGCCGAGCAGAGACAGAAGCGGCGTTTCTTCCGGGGTAATCATGTGGATGGCGTTGGCGAATTCCTCGCGGTTGCGCGCGGAATCGTAGGAGTCGTAGGTATTCAGTTTTGTTATCGACCGGGCTCTTTATCCCGATCTTCTTACGGTTTCCCGTAAGCTCAGACTATATCATCACTCTGCAAGCAGAGGCGGTGCACTCGTGCGCTTTTTGGCATACTGAGGCCAGCGAAACTTAAATCCGCGTCCATGAGCCTTCTCATGGCATGGATGACAAAGCGTGACGCCGTTGTCGGTGTCGTACCGCAAATCAGGATAATCTCGCCATCGCTTGATGTGGTGCGCGTGCAGGCGGTCGGTTGAACCGCATTCCACACAACGTCTGCCGTCGCGGTCTTTGACCGTCCTAACCCACATTTTCGCTCTGTAGCGATTCCGCTCCGGGTCGGTGTAAGGATTTCCACCGCGCCAGTTTGGATTGTTTGCTCCGATGAAATTTTCCCGTCGCCACTCTGTCTGTTTGCGGCGGGTTTCTTCAGTGGTCCTATTGTGACCCTTTTCGGAGCCTGTATTTCGAGTCGGTATTCCATGCAATCTCAGCCACCGGCTGACATTGCTTGGAGTTGCCCCGATCTCTTTCCCGATTTGCGTGGTGCTTTTCCCTTCGTCAACATAAAGACGCCTCAGCAATCCCGCGTCAGAGAGTTTTGGATTGTGTGGGGTGCCCGGGTTGCGAAGGACAACACCAGCCTTGTGAAGATGTCGAACAACCGTCCTGGCGCTGATCCCGGTTAGTGCCTGAATCTGCCTGGATGTCATCCCGTCTGCGTACAGTTTCGAGATGTGTTCAATATCTTTGCTGTGCTTCAAGATTAGCCTACTTGGCGTAGTCGTTGAACGTTCAACCCGTTTCCGGGCCGCTTCGCTGCTGATTGCCCAATCCTACCATTTTTCTATCCGTCACGCTCGTCATTACTGACCACGTTGTGGAATAGTAGGCTCTAAGGGAGTTCCAGCAATTCACACCGTTTTAAGTCACCGACTATCCAGTGACTTGAGCCATTTAAGGCCTCCTTAGTCAAAGCGAGAAAGGAAGGCTTCCGCGTCTCGCACGGAGCCCGTTTTCCGCAGCCTTGACAGTTGATCGCGTGCAGCCTGCCGCTCCGAGCTGGCGGGCGTGGCCCGCGGTCCCGGTGCCTGGACAGGCGCTTCCATCTTTGCCGGCGTTACCTTCTTTTCAGCCGCCTTGGCCCGTTGCGCGACGAGGGCGTCATACTTGAACGCCTTCTCGGCAATCAGCAGAATGCGATAATCGGGGATCTGCGCCATTTCCTGCGGCGTGTATCCGACGCTCGCGCCAAGCTGCTTGACGTTCTCCCAGAACTTCGTCGCCTTAACCGGGTCTTTCAGTTCCGGCCGTGCGGCGTGGAGCGCCTGCTGCTGCTTGGTGTAGTACTGCTGAAGGGCCTGCTGCTGCTTCTCGGCAGCCTGCTTGCTGGCTTGCGCCATCTGCTGCTGAAGCATTTGAAGTTCGCCCAAACGGGCGTCGTAGTCCGCCTTCTGCTCCGCGTAGGCAAACGGGTCTTGCTTTGCGAGGGCGGGATCGGGCGGCTTCGGAATGTAACGCTCGGCAATGGCCGCTGCGGCATTCGCCGCCTGCATGACCAACTGCTCTTGCTGGGTGAAAAACTGCGATTTCTGCTCGATCTCCCGCTGCCGGGCCTCGAACTGCTCAACCTCAGTTTTCCATGAAGGGCGATAGGCGCGCTTCAGCTCGGAAAGTCGGACCTTGGTGTTATCCCGCAGGTTAACTTCTGGGTCATCGTCTTCGGGCTTCTGCTCGGTCGCCTCTACGAGGTCAACCAGATCGCTGTCTTCGCCCGGCTCATCGGTGGTCTGCCTCGCTTCGCCCGCGGGCGGCGCTTGGGGTTTGTCGTCAAAGTCAAACGAGCCGAGTTTGTCTTCGATTGCCTGGGTATCGTCAGGCGTGACATTGACTTCCGCCCCCGCAGGAGCGGTTTCGTCATGTTCCATTGTACTGTCCTTGAAAAAGCCCCGCAGGGCGAACTAGACGACGGCCGGCTTTGTGCGCGGCACGTCGGATTTGAACATCGCGAGCTTGGTGCGGAGGTCGCGCACGGCGCGCACGGCCATCTGGTGCTCAAAACGCTGCTGCTCGGTCGAGGCAGCAATCATCCACTCAATCGCGTCTTTCTCGACGTGATCGAGGGCCATTTTCAGAACTTCGTTTTCCAGGAGCGATGCCGCTTCCTGTGCGATGGTTGCCTTATCCACCGGGTATCGCCGGGGTTGCCTGCGAGCCGCCGCCCTGCTGCTGCAAGATCGGCAACAGGACGGACAGCACCTCAGGATTGCTCTGCAGCAGCCCGAGAATTTGTGTCATTGGATCTGACGGCGATGCGCCGCCCATGCCGGGTGCCTTTGCGCCCGTGCCGCCAGAATACATGTTGGCCTTGTTCACGGCCGGATCAAGCGAGATCGACGCCGGGTTCATCACATACGGCATGAAGTTGGTAGCGATCGTCTCTTTTGCCGCGTTGCCGATGTTGGTCGACCAAAGGTTCTGCATGTAGGGCGACATTTCCTGCTGCACGCCGGTGTTGCCGAAACCGTACATGTCGCGCCAGTTGGCGGGTGCGGAGGTGGGTGCGTTCATTTAGGTTTTCTCTTCACTGCCCGACAGAAGCGGGTGCAACACGGGCGGGGCAACCACAATTCCGTATTTGCGGAGGATGTCGATTAGCTTGTCATCAAAGACGACGTAGTTTCGTGATCCCTCGCCGGCTGCGCGGGAGCCTTGGTCCAGGTATTTGATGCCGGGGATGCCGGCTTCGCGAAAAATTGTCGATGCCGCGGATGGATCGTAGCTTTCCCCCCGCATGGCAGCGGAATAGATTTCCTGTCCGCGCTGGTGCGAATGTCCCTCAGGATGTGCAAGCCATGCGTCCTTGAGTTTCTGCGCGACTTCTGGTGTTTGCCCACTCAGCGGCTTATCCCAATCCAGGAAGTGCGCCGGGTCGGCGTTGATGTTGACTTCGTAAATTTTGGCCTTCGGTAATTCGCCGGTCTTCTTTAGTGTGTCGATACCGGAAACAATTCGTTGCTGCGTTTCCATGAGGGATGCCCACCTTTGTGGGTCGTTCCCCATGTTTGGCAGCCCCTGCAATCTTTCTATTTCCGCTCGCGCTGCTGCAAGAGCGGCGTCGGCGTCCCCGTGCTTGGCTAATGCCCGCTCAACAGGGGCGCGAATATCTCGGGTGAAAGCCTGATCGTACTGCCCGCCACGCCCGCTAATGGCAGGGTTCTCCGCAAAATACAGCCCGTGCCCATAAGCCTGCGCGCCCTCTCCCGTGCCGATCTTGGACATATCGAAGCGGTCGAAGTCATGCGGAGATGCGTGATAGCCGCGGATGCCGGTGGGGCGAATGACGCCAGCACCCAACGCAGCCTCGCCAGCCTTCATCGGAACGCCGGCAATCGCACCCGTGCCCATCGGCAGCATCGCCGCCTCTACCATCGGCGCAGGGTTGTACGGTCCGCCCTGCCGCATGGTCTCTGACGCGCCGAACGCCCGCTTGGAAACGTCCTCAAGCGAATTATAAAGCCCGATGATGAGCTGCGCTAACCCCGCCGGCTGGTTGGCTGTCTCGGCCGCGCTGCCGGTGCCATAAGCCATCCGGTCTTCATCGGCGAGCAGTATCCTTTCCAGCGGGCTCATTCATCCTTGGCCTTCGGTTTGTTCTTCGCCGCGGCTTCCATCTGTTCGAGCTTCTGCCCGTGCGCTTCCTGCGCCCGTGCCTGCCCCTGCTGCGCCTCATAGGCCCGCATTTCGAACTCGCGGTCCTTGCGCGCGGATTCCGCCTGCATTTCCTGCATTCGCATGGCGTGTTCTTCACGCTTCAGTGCGGCTTCCAGCGCAAAACGCTCCCGCGCCAGCATGATTTCAGCCTCGACCTTCTGCTGCTGCGTTGCGATGTCGGCCTGCGCCTGGATCTTCTCGATCTCGGCCTTCTGCGCCATGGCCTGCTGGTCGAGCTGGCCCTTCATCGCGTCGCGCTGCGCGTCGGCCTGCATCCGCGCCTGCTCAAGCTGCATATTGGCCTGCAACTTCATCTGCTCGATCTGCATCTGGGCCTGAGCCTTCGCCGCTTCGGGGTTCGGCGGCGGGTTCTGGTCCATCTGCTGCTTGATCTGCGCGATTTGCTCCTGGCTCACTTCCGGGAAATACTGTTCCGGCGATTTCAGTCCGGCCGCTTCCGCCAACCGGCGCGCGGTATCCAGCGCATGGCCGAGGTTGAGGATCGGATTGAACGGGTTTTGCAGCGCCGCAATCACGCCCTGCTGGACCTGCAACACGTTTTGCAGCATTGCCATGTCACGGTCGCGCGAGCCGGCCCCGAGGCCGACATTAACCGTGCAGTCCATGTCCGCATTCCAGCCCTTCGGGTCCATATCGACGAATTCGCCGCGAAGGCGGATCGTCATGGGCTCGCGCTGGTTCTCGACGAACAGTTTCAACATGCACTTGAACAGCCGCTTGAGCCCGCCGGCCTCCGCGATGTTGCGTGCGTACACCTCGACCTTGGAGAACTTGATGTCCTGTGTGGCCTGGACCGCGGTGGCCGTCTGGTTTTGCAGCGCGTCAGGGTCCAGCGCCATCGAGGCCCGGCCGATGCCGGTTCGCCGTTCCGCCACCATGTCCATGTATTCGAGGACCGGGAACGAATCCTTGGCCGCGAACGGCACGACAAACGGGACAATCACGTCACCAGGCGGCCCCTTGGTCAGGACCGTAGCACTTAGCTCGCGCTTGAACACGGCGTCCGGGTTTTCCACCCGGTTCACGTCCATGGCCTGCATCGGGTTGTTGACCTGGTACAGGTTGTCGAGTGTCTGGCGCATCAGTACGGTCTTGACGCGCTGAATATCGTAGGTCTCGTCAAAGACCGACCGGCCCTCCCAGCGGTGCGGCATGGGATCGGGCACAATGTCGGTGAACGGGATGTCGCCGCCCCATTCGATGTTCGACAGCAGATGCCGGTTGTCGGCCCCGCGCGCCACCACCACCTGACGCCGCTCGGCAATGCCGTCGCCGTCATAGTCGATCAGCGGATAGGTCTCAAAATACTCGATCAGCTCGGTTGACTTGTCCGATGTCGTCACGTCGCGCGAATTGAACCTGTCATGCCGCGCCGACTTTTCCAGCCCCTTGTCGGTGCCCGGCGAATAGGCCGGCAACTCGTCGATGATCTCCGCCTTGTCAGGATAGATCAGCTTGAGCTCGGAGCGGGTCTTGGTAATGATGCGCTGGCCGCAGAACCGGACATTCTCGTCCAGCACGGTTGCCATGCGGTCCATCAGGAAGTCTTCCCGCGGCACGACTTTGGCGCGGAGTTTACCGTTCCTGGAGGTGCAACGCTTGATCTTGACGTCGTAGCGTTTCTCGGGGCCGGGCGGATCAAGGCCGAGGGTCTCACGCAGAGCAGCCGTGTAGTCTTCCCCGTTCACAAAAAAACCCGCCTGGGGGGCGGGCTGTTCCGGCATCATGGGCTGTGCGGCGGGGTTAGGTGCGAGCAAGTCCGTACCTTCTTATCAAAAATTCAACCCTGCGCTTGGTGATGCCGTTCTGGCGCGCCAATTTCGTAATCGTCGCGCCGCCGGCGAGCCCGAGTTTCAGCAGATCCACAAGCCTTGCGCGCTCCTCAGATTCCCGTTGCCACTTCGCCTCAAGCGCGGCGTATTCTTCCTCGGAAACATCCGGAACGCAGAAACTGAAATGGCCGATATAGTTATCATCGGGGAACAGCCCCCAATGCGAGCAGCTAATCAGATATTTCGGCCGAGGGTCGGGGTTAGGTGCGAGCATATTCGTCCTTGTCGCCAATCTCTGCCCCGTCAGGCCCGACCAGATATTCCCTCTCCTCAAGAATTTCCTCGACCAGATCGTCAAACTCGATGGCCTGGCGCTCCTCCTCGGTCAGCCCGGTCAGGGTCTCGACCTTGTATTCCTTGGCCTTGTCCCACCAATGCTTGATGATGCCATTGCGGACCAGAAGCCCGTCATGAAACGCGCTGTGCAGCACCCGGTAGCCGTCACACTCGTTCATGAAGATATAATTGATGCAGTCCGTCGCCTGCTTGGAACCTTCCTCGTCCTCACGCTGGCGCGGTTCATAGATCACGATCTTGTCCGAGGCGAGGAACACCCGCAGCAGGCCGGGCAGGATGCCGTTCACGGTGTCGGCCACGTCATGCGACACCACGCTCGACTTGTCCGGCTCGGACATGAAATCGACCCGGCCCTCATAGAAATCGATCGCCCTGGAGCGATCCATCGCAAGATCGGTCGTGTCGAAGTCCTGCGCGTCCGTCACCCAGGCATCCACAATGCCGAGCAGATCGGTCTCGCTCATTTTCGCCATTAAACGATATATCCGCCCATTTTGCGCTTCGGCATGTTCGTAACCCTCGTGGCCTGCTGATCCAGCGATAGCGCCAGATAGCGGAATGCGTCGGCCCCGTGTGAGGCCCAATCATGGACCGGCCGGGGTTTAAGCGTTTGCAGTTTGTCGTCGTACTCGGCGCGATACAGTTTCAGCGCGTCAATGCCGCGGCTGCATTTCTTGGCGTCGAACCAGCAGCGCGGGATGATCGTGCGAACGGCGTTGATGCCGTCCTCAACCCGGTGCATGGACGCAACAATCAGGTTGCGGAGCCCAAGGCTTTCCAGAACTTCCAAGCGGCTTTTGCCCGTTCCCAGTTCTTTAGCCTGGGCGTCGTGCGGAACGATGTGGCCGGCGTAGATATAATTGCGCCGGTCGATCTCCCGGACATAGTGCCCGAGGTCAGCGCCCGTCGCCTCGTAATAGTCAATCAGGTGAATCTCACGCCCCACCACCTGGGCGAACCAGATAGCCGTAGCATCCGCTATGCCCAAGTCCCAAGCCGTGTAGACCTTGGCTGTAGGCTCATAGGGAACGCCCGTGATGCGTTTGTCGCCCTCGGCCGCCATCATCAGCTTACCGTAGTAAGCGCCCACCACGGCGGCTTCAAACGAACACTCGAACTCTTGCGCGAACTGTTCGTCGGTCAGGCCGGACTTGAGGCTCTGCAGCTCGGCCTCGGGGATCAGCCCCGTCTCAGATGCCTTCAGCGTCAGCCGGAAGAAGTCCGGCGCCGGCGTGCCGTCCTCATTCAGGTCAATCTTATAAAACCAGTCCCGACCAGCAGGAGTGCCAATAAAGGTGCCCCAGCCAGCATAGTCAGATAGAGTCGGTCGAATGACCTCAGGCCACGCCCTAGGGTCCATCTGCGCAGGTTCATCAATAGTAACGCCGTCGTGATATAGACCGCGCATACGATCGTAGTTATCAGCGCCGTAAAGACGAATTCGAGCGCCGTTAGGATACTCAACCCAGAGCTCCGATTCGCTGGTCTTGATGCCGGGGATCGGCTGCGAGTAGTGTTTCAGATACGACCAGGCAACGTCCTTTGCCTGCGTGTAGGTCGGCGCAACATAGGCATAGCGCGGCGGCGGGTATTGCCTCGGGTTGCACAGCGCAGCCCGTATCATATCATTGATGCAGCCGACGGTTTTGCCAAAGCGCCGATGGGCAACAATCTTCGCGAAGCGTTCGGTGCGGTCGTGGTACGCCTCGAATTGCGGCCGAGGCGTGTAGGGGATTACGACTCTGCGGGCTTCTGCCACGTTACCACATGCCGCACAGGTCCGCCCTCGCCATCGCCGTCATGGGGCTGAGCTACCTTGCCGTCTATCCGATCTGCCACTTCCTTGATTGCTGGCACGTCGCCAGCAGTGGCTTTCGCGACAAGAGCCATGGCAACTGCCTTCAGCATATCCTTGTCGTCCCCAGCCTCTTGCAATGCCTTCTGGAGCGCGTCACGAAATGGCTTTGTCTTGGGCCGCCCGCTTGGATTGCCGCTCTGTCCGGGCTGGAATGGCCGTCCTACCATGCTGTTAAGCCGCTGATACCAGCGGGAATGGCTCAACCACGATATTGTAGGGGTCGGACAGAAACCGCCGCTTTTGCGCGTTTAGACGCTTACCAGTTCCCTTGCCGATGTAGACCGTCTCCCCCATTTCCCCAAGGATGCGGTACACATAGAACTCCCTTGCCATCAGGCTGGTTCCTTCTCGTCTTTGACGAACTCAGGCGGCGGGAACGGGTTGAGTGCAGCGTTCATGGCCTTGCAGGCCATTTGTTCGAGCTGCTGTTGATGGCGCAGGCGCTCCAGATCCTTCGGGTTCTGATAGTCGCGGAATTGGATAACCTGTGCACTCATGTCAGTTAACCGCGTTGCTTACGTTCGGATATATTTCGGACAAGTCCTCGACCACGGGGCAAATCCATGCGCTTTTGATCGCGTCCTCAGCGTGCAGACGATGTATCGCATGAGAAGCTCCGGACGACCGCAGCCAGATCAACGCGCTCGCAACAGGGTGCGGGAGGGGATTTGTGTGGCGTGATCGGAAGGACCGGCCGCCCGGATTGGGAAATCAGATTGTGGGTTCGGGGGCCGCAGCATTACCTGCTTGCCTTCCAATCTTCCTGCGTTGGTGTCTAGAACATCGCAGAGTATTGGTTGGCTTTTCTCGATGGGCCGCAGCCTACCGAGGGCTCCCGCATAGTAAAAAAACCCGCCGAGCGGATTTCTCCACAGGAGGGTTCGGAATCGTGGCGTTTGCATAGCAAGTTGCTGAAAGCATGTCAAGTGGCAGCATTGAAAACGGGAATCAGGCCCGGCAAAATCTCGTCCACAATGTTCGCCACATCGCGAGAAACAAAAATCACCGGCGTTTCTTCGGGCGGGGCGCTATAAATAATCTCCAAAAATTCCCGAATAAACATTTCATCCGGCTTCATCACCTTAACCGGCATCAGCGACGCCGCCCTGACAATCGCAGGCGCAGCCGCAAATGAAATCAGCCCGGTTATCAGCCCTCTCCGGTTAATCATCGCCGATTCCGCCCATTGCTGCGTCGATCATGGCTTGCCACTCGTCGCGGGCATCTCGTCTTTCGAGGCCGCCACAATCGCCCGGCGCCATGATTGCGAACGTGGAGCCGATCATCCCCTCCGTCGGCTCCCGCATGGCTTTTATGGCGGCAATTGCCAAACCATAGGCAAGTCCCCTAGCTCTCCACTCGTTGCAATTTAGTTCGCCGTCCAAGCCCTTGCTTATAACCCCAGCAACCCGTTCGATCATCTCGGTCATCGGCCCCGCTCCTTCATCGCATACCCGAACAACTCGGCCAGATCGCCCAGACACTCGTGAAACCGCCGCGTCACATACCGATAGGACGCATCCCCCGGCTTGGCCTTGCGCCATTCCCATGCCAGCGTCTCAAGCGTCTTGCGGGTGCCGAGCACGCTGACGATGATCCAGTTGCCGGCTTGCCCCAGCGTTTCCCGCGCGGCTTTCAGTTCCTTGTTCGCGGCCAATTGCCGGTCGGTCAACACCTCTCGCATCCGGCCGCCGTCCACAGCTTCCTTGCTCGGGTCTGTGCCCTGAATTGCGCCAATCTCCGCGTTCTCGTAAGCCCGTTGCCAATGCCGGCCAGTTTGAAATTCACATTCGGTGATGTGGCCCCTTGCCAGCATATCAGCCAGAGGATCGTCACGGATGGACCGTAGTGCGATAATTTTGCCCCCCTGCTCGTATGGGTCGTCGATCTCGACAACCGCCACACGGGCCCCCCTGGGCATTTCTGTGGCCCTCCTGTCGTGGGCGGCGGCCTTTGCGGGATTGTACGGCTTGGCCTTGCGGCGCGGTGCGGTCATGTGCTGGCCCCTCGCTTCCCGTTCCAGGTATCGAAATCAACCCAAATGCCCTGCACGCCATCCGACGATTTGCCGTATCGCCAAAACACACGGTCGGCTTTCTCGGCCCACGCGACGAGGCCGGCATAGCGTTGATGACTTTGCGGCACGAATATCTGGGAGAGGTAGCCTTCCGGCATTTCCTTCAGGCGCGGCGACGGCTCGCGCGGGATCGGTTCGGCCCTCGGCCTTGACAGCCGTTCCAAGTAGCCCGCGTGTTCGTCGCACGCCTTCACGATCTCGGAAATCGAGGGCGGGAACGTAGAACGCCGCTGGACGCCCGTGCGCGGGTCGCTGACGTGGGCAATCACGTCGTCCGGATATTCCTCAAGGACTGCGCCTAGCTGCACCTTGAAGCCTTCCGGGTCAGCGTATTGATCGGTCCGGTAGGCGGAGAATATCGCCGCTTGGCAGCGCAAGATCAGCGCCTTCCTGTGCTTCAAGCTCTGCCAGTTCTCGGTTGATGGATTCGAGGAGGCTACCGCCGCCACGTCGAGCGTTAGGTTTTTCATTGGTCGTCACCACCGTTAGTTTTTCAGCTTCGCGAATTTCGACAACGGGCAGCGGCGCTTGCCGCTTGGCAAACGCGGTTGCAAACACCTTTTCGTAGTAGATCAGCGGCTTTCCGGGGCCGATCCGCTTGGCTTCCGCCTCGATCAGATCGACCGTCCAGCCGGCACGTTCCCATTCGAGTGCACGCCAGTCCGCCCCCGCGAGTTCTGGCGGTACCTGAAGCGGGTTCGTGATGCCGACGGCTTTCCAGAGGGCTGACGCGAGGGCCTTCGAGCCTTGCGTGAATTTGCTCGCGCCTTCTCCTATCCTATCAATTTCTGTATCTGTATCTGTATCTGTATCTGGTGGCGTTTCTGAAACGTTTCGTTCCCGTTTCCTGAAACGTTTCACTCGCTCTGTTGAAACGTCCGATTTGTATTGCCGTCCGCTCCAATTGTGCGGCGCATACTTACCGTCAACGAGATCCAGAAGCCCCGCAGATTTCATCTGTGCAATGATTGCCGCGGCCGCGGCTGGCTTCACCCGAAGCATCAATGCCACGTCCTCAATGGGCGGCAAAATCCCATCGTTCTTTGACGCGATGCAGAGCAGTGCCGTCCAGTGCCAGCGAGACGCTTCTGGAAGCTTCAGTATCTTCGGATCGTTGATCGCGTCGTCGTAGAACCGAAACCAGCGCCCCATTTAGACCATCCCAAGGGCGGTCATGTAGGTTTCGAGAATGGCGTCTTGGTTGGCCCGGTCGTCGGCCGACAACTTACGCAAGGCAATAACCTTGCGCAGCGCCTTCACATCGAGGCCGTTGCCCTTGGCTTCCTTGAATACATCGCCGATGTCGTCAGAGATCGTCTTCTTGTCCTCGTTGAGCCGCTCGATCCGCTCAACAATCGACTTCAGTTGCCCGTTGTGGCCTATTGGTGCTTCTGTCATTTGCCTGCCCGTCGGTTGGTGATGACGCACTCGACGCAACAGAACTAAAGATCGACTCAATCGTGATCCGGCTATTCTTTGCCCGGCAGATCGTTGATTGCGAAACACCGTAACGCGAAGCCAATATCGCCTGCGTTTCATGTGTCGCCTTGATTGAAAGCACATCGGTCTTACTTAACTTCGACCAAGTCCGCCCCTTTCTGTCTCGATCCCGGACGTTATCGGCATCTGTGCCCAAAAAAAGATGTTCTGGATTGACGCAGGATGGATTGTCGCAACGGTGACAAACGAGCATCCCCCTTGGGTCAAAACCGTTGAACAACTGCCATGCCACCCGATGAGCTAAACGGGCGGTCCCATTAAATCTGAATTGACCATAGCCCTCTCTGTTTTTAGAGGCGCACCAAAGATGGCAACCGCTCTCATCAACAGAGACCTTATTGAGGAAGCGGAGTCTCAATTTGTTATCGTCTGGCGTCATTTGGCTTCCAAATTGAAAATGGACTCAATAGTCACTCGGCATCCTTCCACCTCATCTGACCATTTGAGCCGGATGTCCCTCACTATCGTTTGGTCGTCGGCCTCGATGACGCCGGCCTTGACCAAGAAATCAATCGGGGCCTTGGACCTGTTATCCAGATCGGATCTCCGCTTGGGCTCCTGTACCTCGATGGTGAGATTGACCGGCCCGGCAATCGGCTTTGGCCGCTGGCGCAGGTAGTCGATCTGTGCCCATTGCAGCCATTCATCGTATTTTTGCGAGCGGAAACGACCGCGCGTTCCATTCACGAACAGGTTGTTAGTGCTCGGCGGAGGCTTGGTGATGCGGAAGACGGTTTTCACAGTTCAAGCGCCTCTTGCTTTGCGGGCTTGGGTGCCTCAACGAACATATCCGGGGCGTCCAGCGCGGCCTGAATGCGCTTGCAGGCGATGTCGAAATACTTCGGCTCGATCTCTATGCCGATGAACTTGCGGCCGAGCTTGACGGCGGCAACGCCTGTGGTGCCGGAGCCCATGAATGGGTCGAGGATGGTGGCGCAGTCGTCTGGCAACTGTTCGATACACCACTTCATAACGCCTTCTGGCTTCTGTGTGGGATGCTCCCGAAAATCATCACCTTTGCGGATCATTCCATTCCAAAGCCATTCAATTCGTCGGACGGCCTTGGGCAGATTCGTCCAAGCAAGCTCGCAATCAGCAAAATCGTTTGTGCCGTTCTTCTTGTCCCAAACAAGCCAGCAAGACGACGGCGGCAAGGTAAAGAAGTTGCCACCAAACATGATTTGCCAACGACTGCGGGCGCGAACCATCTCGATCACTGCAGCGTCAGGCGGGGAGCGGTCCCAATCGAAATTGCCGTAATCTTTGGGGGCCGCCAACTTGCCGCGTGACGCGACCTTGCGGCTATTCTCACCAATCCCATACGGCGGATCAGTCACCACAGCATCCACCTTGCCCAAGGTAGGCAGGATTTCCCGGCAGTCGCCAAGGTACAGATCAACGCCTTCGGCGAGTGTTTCTTTTCTCATCGTCCCGGCCTCGGCATCTTGCAGTCGCACAGCCACTCCAGAAGGAACGAATAATCGTGATGGTGCATCGCGTCGTTGCACGGCGCTAATATCCAGCCGCACAAAAGCCAGTCGTGCAGATCCTCATGGCGGACCCAATGAAAAATTCTGTCCTTCACCCGTTCGCGCTTCGCAATTCCCTGTTCTCTGCCTGCAATCGCTTCAACTGCACCCGCACGATTTCCGCCTGTAGCTCGCCGTACACGACCGAGCGGGGACGATACCTATCCCTGTGCCTCTGCAAGTACAGGAGGCGCTCGCAGTAGTTCATTCGATTGGCCTGCCAGAAGATTTCTCGGAGGCTCATGCGGTCCTCCGGTCTAGTGCCGACCAGCCTGGCGGCGGGTCTCCGAAAACAAACGCAGTTAGGCTCCGGTCGGCAGCCACCCGCGCGTTGCGGTCGGCCACAGCATCCTCGGGAACGTAAATCTTGAACTCAGCGCGGTTGATCTTGACGCCCTCTTTCTGCTCGGCTCGTCTTTGCTGCTTCTGCAATGCCTTGCGTTCACGCTTGTCCGCCGACATCTGCATCCACTGCTTTTTGCTGCACACTTCCCTGACGGTGCGGCCAAGCATGGTTGCGACGGTCTTGATGGCGTAACCCTCGGTAAGAAGCTGCTCGGCGCGAGCCCATTCCTCGTCGGTCCACCGACGTGACGTTGATTTCATGACGCGGGCCTCAAGCTCAGATGAAAGTGCGGCGCGCAATACGGCGACCCTTCGGATGGATGATGGCCGCAGAAAGTGTAAGGCCCCTCTCCGTAAGGCCAGCGACACGTTTTGCTGGTCAGGTCGAACAGTGAGATGTTGAGCGGCTCGATCCCGGCGCAGCGAAGCACGGTGATTTCACGCTCGGGCTTCGGGGTAACGCGCCTCGGTTTTACCCCATGCGCCTGACGCGCCTGTCTGCGCTTTGCATTGTGGCGGGCTTCTCGGGCAAGCCTGCGGGCTTCTCGTTCTTCCGGGGTGAGTTTGGGGCGCGGGGTAAAGCCGCCGAGCCGCGACGCGCGGCCGATCAGCGAATTGCGTGTGAACGCCGTTCCGTATTTGGCATTGAGGATCAGCGCCGCCTCGTGATAGGTCGTCCCCGTCGATGTCAGTTTGAGCATGTCCGCGTCGATTTCCGGGGTCCACGGCGATAGCGGCGTGCGGCGCAGCCGTAGCTTCCATACTCGGTCCTTGACGCTCTCGCGGCCGATGCTCTCCTCGAATTCAATGCTAAGGTCGGTCGCCATCAGGTCATAGGGAACGCCCTGCGCGCATAGTTCCTTCAGCCGCGCGTCCTTGGCCTCGGTCCAGACCATGCGCTTGCGGCGCAGTGCAGCGCCGACAAACTCAGGCCGATCATGTTCGGCTAGTGACATTCCCCTGCTCCCATTACTTGCCCGCGCTGGGTGATGCCGGCGGGCTTACTCTCGCTTAGTGATCTCGTAGACGATTGCCGCGATGACTATTCCAGGTGGCTCAAACTCTCCCGAAAGCCATCGGGCCGCTGTCCTTTCGTTTGTCTGTCCTATCGCTGCGACGTGGGCCGCGGTCTTGATCGGCCATAACGCCTTGGCAACAGTCCCAAATCTGCTGACGCTGACAATTTTGGCAGTGCCCTGACGGATTTGGCGTTCGGTTTCCCTCGCTTGCTCAACTCGGTCTTGCAATGATCCGGGCATGAAACGCACCCCACACAACACACGCTGGACAAACCTGCATTGGCAAACGCTGTTGATCCTGAACCGTCTCCGGTCAGATCAGCTCATCAAGAAGCACGCGGGGCAAGTGTGCCTGAGAGGAGGAGTAGGTTTCAGGCAGGGAGGATCGTGTGATGCCGAAATTGCGATGGGTCATGGTTCCGCCCCCGCAACCCAAGGTGATTTTCCACTCCGGAAAACTACCGGACCGCCATAATTTAGTTTCCCGCGTGACGGGAATGTGGTTTTATATTTCCCGTGCTGTGCGGCGGCATGGCCCCAACAAAGTACGGGGGAAAAATCATGGGAGAACTCGACACCCTTTGCGTTCCGGACGTTTTTGCGACCTGCAACAAGATCGAGGATGCGGGCGGCGGGTGCCTGCGGATCTACAACTGCGTCGAGAAGAACGGCCAGCTTGTTCCCGTGGGGAACGCGGTCGTGGTGCCCGCATCCTGCATCGTTCGAATGTGGGAATCGGCGCAGGAATTCGCCCGGCGCGTCATGGTCAATCAAATCGGTCAATTGCCGATTCATTGAGCGGCCTCGCCGACATCGAGAAAATCGTTTGGCGTGACCTCTCCGCCGGTCTCGGAGACGATCAACTCCATGCGCTCCCGGCTGGGCCAGATGTCGCCCTTGATGTAGGCGCTGACCATCTGCGGCGTGACGCCTATGGCGCGGGCGAATGCCTGCTTCTGTCGTCCCGTCGTCCTGAAGTAATCATCGAGCTTCATGCCCCGTTTATAGCATGACAAGAATTATGGTCAAGCAATAATTATGGTGGGGCAGGCTGTTTGGTCATGATGGGGACGGCTAACATTTATGGCATGGCAAAAAGAGTCGTCCCCCGGTTCAAGCCCGTCCGCCGGCCGACCTATTTCCGGCATTGGCGCAAGTACCGTGGCTATACGCTGGAACAGGCAGCCGAGCTCTCTGGGATGAGTGTCGGCAATATCTCGGCCATGGAGAGGGGCGCGCAGGGCTACACCCAGGACGGCCTGGAGGCCCTTGCAGAGGCATACCGCTGCACCCCCGGCCAGCTCCTGACCGTGGACCCCACCACAAGCGACATCTGGTCGATCTGGGAATTCGCCAAAACCGGCGACCGGCAGAAGATAGTCGAGATCGCCAAGACCATCGTAGGCAAGACTGGAACCTGAAACGGAGGGAACCATGCGTATTTTGTTAGCAGTTGCAGCATTAATCACGGTTCTGACGTCAATCGCCGAGGCCGGGCCGACTTGTCAGACCTATTGCTCGGGATCGGGCTCGACGCGGCACTGCACGACGGTCTGCAACTGACCGGCCATTAATTCGCTCGGCAATTCTCGGCAATTCTCGGCCATTATCGGTTGACACTCCTAGCCCCGCTTACGGCGGGGTTTTTCTTTGTCTCAGATTTTTTCGGTAAGGCCATAATTCTAGCTTGACTATAATTATTGTCGTGCTATAACTGCTCCTATCAAATCGGGAGCAGGGCAATGCAGTTTTTCATTTTGATGGTTGATTACGGCAAGTCATACCCCGGCAAGACCGGACCTTCCGGTTATGAGGCGACCTGCAATCCCGAGTTCACCCGCCGGCAGATCGTTTCGGAAGTCGCGGACCTTCTCGCCTCCGACCGCAAGTCTGTTCACTTCGTCAAGTTCGTTGACGGCAACCACATGGAAGATGTGACGGCCGAGATCGTGCGCGAAGCCGAGGCACTGATGTTGCAGGCGGCGGAGTAGAGGCGATGGCAATCCACACTTTCCCCAATGGGACCAAATACACGACAAGCAACATTTTCCCACCGATCCCTGACCGCCGGTTCGACTGGTGCGCCCAACTCGATAACGACGAGAACATGCAGGGTTTCGGCTCGACCGAGCAAGAAGCCGTCATGGACTTGCTGCGCTTGCTTGAAGAACGCGCGGAGAGCGCCGCATGACCCCCGCCGAACGCGATCAACTCCTCGCTTCCTTCTACACAAGAGAGCGCCACTCGGGCGCATCCCCGCTGGAAGCCAACGAGCGGATGCACGACTTCTCCAAGCGCCTCGACGCCGCCGAGCAGAGCGTCGCCGAACACCTCGCCATCATCAAACAGTGCATGGAGCGTACCAGATGAACAAGGTTTCCATAATCCCCGAGACCGAGACCTCGGCAGCCACGCAGTTGCCCGCCGCCGTCACGCCGATGGCGCTGATCGAGCGCGCGCTGGCAAGCGGTGCCGGCATGGACGTGATCGAGAAGTTCATGACCTTGCAGGAGCGATGGGAGCAGAACCAGGCGCGCAAGGATTTTGACGCCTCAATCGCCGCAGCCAAGGCGGAAATCCCGCCGATCACGCGCAATGCGACCGGCCACAACGACAAGAAATATGCGGACTTTTCCGCGATTGCCGCCGTGGTCGATCCCATCCTCGGAAAGCACGGCCTCTCCTATCGCTTCCGTACCGTCCAGACCGACCGCATCAGCGTCACTTGCATCCTGTCCCACAAGTCGGGCCACAGCGAAGAAACCACCCTCGCCGGCCCGCCGGACGCGACCGGATCAAAGAACGCCATCCAAGCCATCGGCTCGACGCTGACCTATTTGCAGCGCTACTCGCTGGTGCAGATGCTCGGCCTTGCGGCTGCCCGCGACGACGACGGCAAGAGCGCTGCCGGCGGCGAGAAGATCAGTCTTGACCGAGCCGAATACCTGATCGCGCTTTGCGAGGAGGTTTCCGCCGACAAGGACGCCCTCTGCAAATACTTCAAGATCGCCAGCATTTCCGATCTGCCGAGCAAGGACTTCGACCGCGCTGTTGCGGCCCTCAACAAAAAGCGGAGCGCGAAATGATCTTGTTTTTCGATACCGAGACAACCGGATTTTTCGATGATCGGCTTCCGCCAGATCATGAGGCACAGCCCTACATCGTTCAATTGGCCGCCGAACTGTGCGATGATGACGGTTCGCCTGTGGCTGGCTTCTGCTTCATTGTAGCCCCCCGCGATGGCAATGGAAATATCGTAACCATACCAGAGCGCGCGGCTTCGGTTCACGGCATCACCAATGAGAAGGCAATCCAATTCGGCGTTTCCGCCGAATTCGCCTTGTCCGCCTTCACACACCTGTACCAGCGGGCCGATCTGGTTTGTGCTCACAATATCAAATTCGACAAGGGTGTGATTGAGGTGGCGATTGCGCGCTATTACGGGCGCACGATGCCACTGCGCAAGCCCCTGTTCTGCACCATGGAGGCCGCGTCTCCAATCATCAAACTGCCCCCGACCGAAAAGATGCGCGCGGCCGGCTTCGACAAGCCCAAGCCTCCCAAGCTGGAGGAATGCATTCGCCATTTCTTCAATGAAGAACTGGACGGCGCGCATGATGCTATGGTCGATTTAACGGCGTGCCGCCGGGTCTATCTGCACCTCAAGTCGCTTGAGGTGGCAGCATGACCGAGGAAATCATTCAGGGCAGCGACGAGTGGAAGCAACTGCGGCTCGGCAAGGTGACGGCTTCCCGCGTGTCCGACGTGATCGCCAAGACCAAATCGGGCTACTCGGCATCCCGCGCAAACTACATGGCGCAACTGATCGCCGAACGCCTGACCGGCACCGTTGCCGAATCCTACACCAACGCGGCCATGCAGCACGGCACCGAGACGGAGCCGGAAGCCCGTTCCGCATATGAATTCTACCAAGGCGTCGCTGTCGAACAGGTCGCCTTCGTCCCCCATCCGAAGATCGAGCAGGCCGGTTGCAGCCCCGACGGCCTGCTCGGCTCGGATGGGCTGGTCGAGATCAAGTGCCCGAGCACGGCGACCCACCTGGAAACGCTGCTCGGCAAGACGGTGCCCGGCAAATACGAGGCGCAGATGCAGTTCCAGATGGCGTGCACCGGCCGCCAGTGGTGCGACTTCGTTTCCTACGATCCCCGGATGCCCGAGCATATGCGCCTGTTCGTCAAGCGCCTGCCGCGCGACGACAAGCGCATCAAGGAGATCGAGGCCGAGATCGCGTCATTCCTTCTGGAAATGGCGGTGAAGCTGTCCGAGCTCAACAGCCTGTATGGCGACAAGGAAGCCGCCTGATGCGGGAGCGGATCGACATCACCGAGGCCCTGCGGCTGTACCGCATCTGGCGCAGTTGGCGCGAGGTGGCCCGGCGCATGGTACGCCGCAACGGCGTGCCCTTTTGCTTCGATGCCGTCCAGAAGGCCGTCCGGCAATACGACCTCGGGAGGCGCGCATGAGCCGCGCCCTTATCACCCTGCACGGCCGGGCCGACCGCGAGCGCGCCATCGACTGGATCGGCAAGCTGCCGGCCGGCACCCGCGTCGAGTTCAAGAAGGCCAAGCGGTCGCTCGACCAAAACTCCAAGATGTGGGCCAGCCTGACGGACATCGCCACGCAACTCAACTGGCACGGCGTCAAGCTATCGCCGGACGATTGGAAACTGCTTTTCCTCGACGCGCTCAAGCGGGAGCTGCGGATGGTTCCGAACTTGGATGGCACCGGCTTTGTGAACCTCGGCCGTTCGTCCTCCGATCTGTCCAAGGCCGAAATGAGCGACTTGCTGGAACTGATCCTCGCATTCGGCTCCCAGCATGACGTGACGTTCCACGACCACGACGCTGCCCCGCTTCAGCCGGCAATGGAGGAAGCATGACCTCGCTGCGCGGCCATACCCGCCGGGAATTTTCGCAAGCGATACGCAAGGCCGCGTTCCGCCGCTGCTGCCGCGACGGCATCCCATACTGCGAGGGCTGCGGCAACCAGGTCCGCGGCACGCCGATCTATGAGCACGACCAGGCCGACGGCTTGGGTGGCGAGCCGACCGCCGAGAATTGCAAGGTTCACTGCAAGAACTGCGCGGATGTCAAAACACACAAGGACGACAATCCGCGGATGCGAAAGGCCGACCGCGTTCTCAAGCACACCTACGGCCTTGAGCCGGTCAAGCGGAAGATCGCCAACCGCGGATTTGCCAAGGCCGAGCCACAGCGCACAGCCACGCGACCGATCGCCAAGTGGTCACCATCAACAGGGGGAAATTAAATGCGCTTTGACATCAAGAACCGACTTACCTGCTCGGTCATTTTTACTGCCGAGATTGATTGCGCTGCGGATGCCAGCGAAGGATTGAAACTCGGGCTGGCTGTCAAAGTGGCGGTTAAAGCCGACGCGTACCTCCGCGGCGCGGACCTCAGCGGCGCGGACCTCAGCGGCGCGTACCTCAGCAGCGCGGACCTCCGCGGCGCGTACCTCCGCGGCGCGTACCTCAGCAGCGCGGACCTCAGCAGCGCGGACCTCCGCGGCGCGTACCTCCGCGGCGCGTACCTCCGCGGCGCGGACCTCAGCAGCGCGGACCTCAGCGGCGCGTACCTCAGCGGCGCGTACCTCCGCGGCGCGGACCTCAGCGGCGCGGACCTCAGCGGCGCGTACCTCAGCAGCGCGTACCTCCGCGGCGCGGACCTCAGCAGCGCGTACCTCCGCGGCGCGTACCTCAGCAGCGCGGACCTCCGCGGCGCGGACCTCAGCGGCGCGG